GTTTAGCAACTCTATACCCCACAAACTCTGGAGGATCTTCTGCTGATATTAAGGAAATCTTTTTCACTCGTAATGGTTCTAAGTTCCCAATTGATTACAATATTAACACTCTCCAGCAGACTGATGCAAATAATAAAACAGCGGACAGTGAAATTTATCACCACTTTGTCAATGCTATCCAGAAGTTCGCTGATAACACCAGAACTTCTCTCAATCCTCAGAATGTTCGCCTGAGTGATTCGGCACGATTTGATAAGGATTTCGCATTTGGTGGGTGTGGTTTTGGTATTGGAGTTGCTCTCGACACAATTTCAGACCAAGGGGTCGATTATCGCAACGTCAATTTTGGCATTAATATGTCATTGGATCTCACCACCGACTCTCCTCAAGCCTTCTTTGTTTTCGTACACAATAAACAAACACTGGTTTTTGGTCCTCAAGGTCTTCAGGTATTGAATTAATTTAAAGTTAAAAGGAGTAGATTATTTGTAAAAGACAATGCCCTATGCCGATCGTGATATTGAGCTGAAAATGAGTAAAATTAGAAGTAAAAAACATTGGGAAAAAAATAAAAATAATATTGATTACATAAAAAGAAGAAGATTTACTAGCTGGAAACATTATGGAATAAAAGGAGACTATGAAGAGATCTTTCAATTGTATATCAATCAAGAAAAGTGTTATGATTGTAATGTTACTCTGACTAATGGGAATGGCAAAACTTGTAAAGCAACAGACCACCATCATCCCTCAGGTCATTTTAGACATATTATCTGTCAAGGTTGTAATACAAGTAGAGGAAAAATTGATAGAATGAGAACTTCTGTGTGCTTGGAAATACACAGATATTTTTTATTAAATTAATTTAAATTTATTTTTTTAATTCTTATTTTTTTATTTCATTCATTATAAAGTAATGGATAGTGCTGACATGACTCCCCCTTCTGACGGACCAAGTGGACAAGATCCTCAACCAACTATGGTTGAACGCTCTGCTGTTCCACCGAATGTTCCCAATCTATTAAGAGTATCTCCTATGGATACTACAACTGCTACTGATGTAGAGACTTCAATTACAGACCCAGTCGTGAGAAGCGATTCTTTTGTTAGATTTACTCTTTTAAACAAGGGGATACTTCATTCTCACAGCAAAATCACTCTCCAACTCACGGCACCTGATGCTGAAGATCGTTTCCTTCCTCCTACTGTTGGAGCTCATTCTCTAATCTCTCGCTGTGCCTTAAAAGTTGGAACTAAAACTCTCCAAGAAATTGACGGATACAATTATCTATCGGCATACAAGCAAATGTTTATCTCGAATGAACACCAATTGGAGCGTGAGCAAGTATTAAGTGGAAAATGTGTTTCTCACGAGTTCCGATACAGTGATGCTGATACTACTGCTGGTGGTGCTGATAATGATACACGTGCTTTCACCTATGGTCTTTCCAATGGTAAGGAATACAATAGTTCTTACGGAGCAGCAACTCCAGATCTAAGAGTTCATGATTGGGTAAATCTTAAGAACAGTCCTCAGTTCCAAGTTGCTCTTGCGGATCTCTTCCCAATGTTGAAGCAGACCCAGCTCCCTCTATACATGATGCAGGAACAAGTCTCCATTGAATTAACTTTTGAACCAGTGACTCTCAATCGTGCTTGTGTTGCTCAGGGTGGAACGAGTGCTGTGACATATGCTGTTAATACTGATGAAGTTAAATTCATTGCTGATTACATTTATTATCCTCAAGACATGATGGCTACCTACGCTCAACAGAACCCAGAAATCACAATCAATCACTTTGATTATCGCCACTCCAAGGTTTCGGTATCCGCTACCTCCACCAGCGGAACTACTCAGATAAGGAATCTTGGTGGTGCTGGTCGCATTGTGACTAAGGTTATCACTGGTCTCCAAGCGGACGCCTCTAAGGATGAAACAATTACCAATCAGTATCACGCTATTTCTCCTGAGGCACAATATGATTTTGGTGAAGCTCCTGCTGCTGGTCTCCAGAATGGTTCTCTAACGGTAAATATTAAATACAATGACCGATTCCTGTATCCGATAGATGTTGTCAATCCTGCTCGTCATTTCCACAATACGGCTCAGGCAGAGGGTATGGTTCCTTTCGTAACTCGTGAAGAGTTCTCTGCTGAGGGTGTAGCATTGACTACAGACGAATTTATGGGATATGTTCAGCAACAGGGTGATGCTGCTGATGAAAAGGGTGTTCTTGGTCGTTTCAATTGGTTATCATTCAGACTCAATCGCAATGAGCGTATTAATAGCAGAGGTTTAGAGTATTACTGGAAGTATGAGGGTCTTGACAATACTGGATCCTACACTCAGAGAGCATGGTTAGAACTTGCTAAGATTACAGTCCTCCAAGCAGGATATGTAACAACTCAGCTTCATTAAGCGAAGCAATACTTAAATAATTCTTTCATAACAATAAATTCATAAAAAATATTTTATTTATTGTTTCTTATTATAATGTCCTCCGCACTACCTTACACACAGACAATTTTATTAGACGCAAATAGACTTTCCTCTGAAGAATATTCAGCGAGTAATCTCGCTCAAACAAATACAGCAGTTTTCACTAATAGAGTTGCTGGAGGATTAACTCTTGATATAGGAGATCAGGTTTCAATCCAATCAGCTCATATTGCTCAGAGGGGAGCAGGGAGTGAAGTGATTGAAATGAAAGGAAGAAGTTTAGGTAAAAAAAAAATAATTCATACTGAATTGACTAATTCTTCATTTATAGGATATACAGTTGCTACATTAAGTCCTCTAAGATACTCACCGACTGGATATGCTAAACAAGAAGCAGAAAATGTAGAAGAAGAAGTTGATATGAAAGATAATGAAGCCACAATCGTAGTTGAATTTTATAAAACAGCGAATGGTGAAAATTGTATGACACTTCCTAGAAATTTCGGGAATGCTTCAGCATTTAATGCCTCAGTCCTTCCGTATAATAAAGCGGGAGGTGCTGCTCTTGATACTTCTCAAGAATATTGGGAAGTATCAGATGGTTTTCCATTGGGAGTTAATGATTTCTTTTATGATCTTTATAGAAGATTTACATTGACTTCTACAGATATAAGAGACGATTGGAGATCTCAGTATAAAATAAGAAGTGTCAGTGGAGCATTAAATAATAATGGAACTAAATTAAGACAAGATAATTCAAGATTTACATTGTTCAAGAGAAAATTAATGGTTTATAATGGTTCAGCAGTTTCAGCGGAAGAACTTGCTGAAAGTCTTCAACCGAAAGCAGGAGTGGTTCCAGATCCAGCGGTTGCTGATTATGTAAGGTTCAGAAAAAAAGTAAAATTAACAATTAATAAGGGTTATAATACTCCTTCAAACATAGCTTCTCAAATAACAGACCAATTAACAGAACCTGAGGACAGTAGAACAATTATAGCGAATGAAGGGAATCTAAAAACTCTCATTCAAGAAAGTAAGTTAAATGTAGCATTCGGATCTCCCAGTTATATTTCATTTAATTCTTCAACTTGTAAAGATTTTTATAATGCTACCCTGAGTAATTCTATGCCTGTATCAGTCACAAATGGTTCAAGTCTTCAAACAAATAGATCAGTTGCTCATAGTAATGCTTATGATTATATTGGATTTAAAAGACCAGATTTCGTCGAAGCAGGAAGAGCTGCTTTCGCTTATCATGGAAATAAAACTTCGGCGAATATCACCAGTGGAGCAGACGCAGTCATTTATACTAATATAACTTGGTCTGAAGAGGTCTTATTGAAACTGAAAAGATTTTTTGATAGTCAGAAACTTTATCCTGAATTATTAGATGGAGGAGTTGACGCGACTTATCCAAGAACTAATTACTCTACATTTAACACGACCTCTGCATCATTGTCGGCTTCATTTAGAGAAGTTGGAAGATTTCTTCATATGGATATAGGATATCAATCTCAAGGAGTTTTAAAAGGAGATATTGAACCATTAGGTTCGGACATGTATAATACTTCTTTTAATTTACCAGGAGTTAATGGTTCTGATAAGACCTCTGCTCCTGTATTTATTTATTTTGATAATAATACTTCACATTTGACAAGTAATGATACAGTTGGAGATACAGATTACAATTTAGCGTATGGATTTGCTCGTAAATGGTTGGCAGGAGGTGATGAAAGGATTGCTTTTACAACTAAATTAATTGGTGGTATTCCCAATATATGGTTGAATTCGGGTCCCAATACTGGTCAGATAAATGCTAATACTAAAATTGGTTATGATTATCATTTCAGTGCTTATGGTAATGCTGCGATCATGCTTCATTCAGGATATAATCCAATTCAATATTTCGGTCATCAAGCATTCTTACAAGGTGAATATATTGAGAATGTTTATGTTGGTGCTGATAATCCATTATTTAATTTTGATACAGTAGAGAATCGTTTCGAGTTTCAGAACCTTCATACTGCTGAGAAAACTGGTAATTTTTATAATGCTGGAGATCCTCAAGTTCCTGGGGATATCTTAGGTCCTCCACCCTCTGGAACCGCACAAGATCCTGTTTATTTTATTAATAAACAGATGCGATATGATAGTTGGTCTCCTGATTTACATCCTTATCCGGCGATAAATTTAAGTGGGACAACTGCTTCTGATACAGTTCAGTCATTTATTAATCCACCTGAAAGATTACAATTAGGATTACCTTATGATGCTCATAGCGGAATTAGTATCGTTGATATGGGTATCACTGAAGATAAATGGGAAGAAAGTATCTGGGGACTTCTTGGTTTTAGATACGGACAATTTAATGGCTCAGGGAGTAATATTGGAAATTTAAATTATCAATTTAGTAATTTACCGAGTAATGTTTCGGGAATAACAACGAATGCTCTCTTAACTTCATTACAATCTCAACAGTATGTCCAGAATGCCTTTTCTATTCCTTTAATTAAACCAATGGTAGGATCTAATGTTGAATATTATGATACTGCTAAAACTGCTGGGAATGTTAAGACTACTATCGCAGATCATACTGTCGAACCTTCAATTGTAGTTCAACAAAATTCAACAGTTATTAAGGCACAAGATCTTCCAAGGAAAGTCCTTAAAGGATACTTTCTGGTCTCAAGTGATATATTAGACCAAGCGAATTATTATCAGTTGGCGAATCCGATGCAAGTGATGATGACAGTCGGTAAATATAATGCTAATGACGATTTCGTTAATTCTGATACAGAAGGTCCTTCATTTACTGTTACGAGGAAAAAAACAATTACAGATATCAAGACACAGATATTAGATCCAGAAGGAGGTCTCTCGCAGGTCGGCGATAATTCTGGAGTTGTTTATAAAGTAACGAAGCAGATAAATACAGATTTAAAGTTCGG